CGATTCGTGGCAACGGTTCATTCTCGGCTCTGTGTTCGGGTGGATCCACAAGGACACTGAGCTGCGGCGGTTTCGTAAGGCTTATGTCCAGGTTGCTCGCGGCAATGCGAAGTCGACGATGCTATCCGGGCTGGGCTTGTACATGCTGATGGCTGATGGGGAGATCGGCTCCGAAGTGTATGCAGCGGCGACAAAAGCTGAGCAAGCCAGGATCGTGTTCGATGCGGCCCGCCGGATGGCGATCAATTCGCCGGACTTTTTGAAAAGGCTTGAGCCGGGTAAGGCGCGAATTGAGCATGTGGTAACGGGGAGCGTTTTCCGACCGCTCAGCAAGGATGACCAAAAGACTGGCGACGGTTTGGCGCCGCACCTTGCGATCATTGACGAGTATCACGCGCACGCTACGTCGGAAATGTACGATGTCCTCACGTCGGCGATGACTAAGCGGTCGCAACCGCTCCTGTTTGTCATCACGACGGCGGGATTCGATTTGTCGTCTCCGTGCTACGCCGAGTACCAGTACTGCTGCCGGCTGCTCGAAGGCACCGTTGAAAATGAGGAGTACTTCGCCTACATCGCCCAGCTCGACCCGGAGGACGACCCGAAGGACGAGTCGGTTTGGATCAAGGCGAATCCACTGGTGGCGGCTACCGAGTGGGGCCTGCGCTCGCTTCGGGCTGACTTGAAGGAAGCGCTGGACGACCCACGCAAGATGAGGAACTTTTTGACGAAGAACATGAATATCTGGGTCGACCAGAAAGACGACGGGTATATTCCGATGGACCGCTGGCGAGAGAGCCAGGGAGAGCTGCCAGATTTGGACGGCGCTGAGGTATACGTCGGTGTCGACCTTTCGGCGACGACCGACCTGTGCAGTGTAGCTTTCGAGTTTCCGCTTGACGGCGGGCGCTACGCGGTGCTGCATCACAGCTTTATGCCTGCGGATCGCCTTGCGGAGCGCCGCCGGGTTGATAAGGTCGACTACGACCTTTGGGTTCGGCAAGGCTACATGACGACCGTCCCTGGTGCCCTCATCGACCTGGATTTTGTGGCCGATTGGGTGCACAAGAAGGTTCAGTCGGAGGGGTGGCAGGTGCGGGAAATCTGCGTTGACCCGTGGAGGGCCGCACAGTTTAACAGGCGCATGGAAGAGTACGGATACATGATTGTCGAGGTGCCGCAGACCATCCGGTACATTTCGGAGCCGACGCTGCATTTCAGGGGCTGCGTGCTTGACGGAAAGGTCGTCCATGACGGCGACCCGGTGCTGACATGGGCGGTGGGGAATGCCGTGGCGCGTGAGGATGCGAACGGCAATGTCCAGCTTGCCAAGAACAAGAGCAGGGACCGAATCGACCCGATTGTGGCGGTGGTGACAGCCCATGCCAGGGCGATGCACGCGGAAGTTAGCGCCATTGACGTGAGTGCGTTTATCGATGATGACTTTCTAGACCGGCTTTGGAGCTGATGCCGATGACAAGGGAACGTGGAAAGCAGAATAGCCGTGGCTTGCGGTGGGCGTGGGGTTGGATCGCCCGCCGATTTCGCGCCCAGAAGAGACATAGGACGGTCGAGCTCTCTGACCCGCTCTTGTTAGATCTCTTGGGCATTGATCGTGATGAGATCGATGCTCGGGGCACCGGGGCGCTGCGGGAGGCTACGGTTTACGCGTGTGTGAAAATCCTCAGTGAGGCTGTAGCGAAGCTGCCGCTGAAAGTGTATCAAGAGCTTCCAGAGGGCGGCATTCGCAAGGCGACGGACCACTATCTGTATCCGATCTTGAAACATCGGCCGAACCCATATATGACCGCCTACGATTTCTGGCGTGCGGTCGAGGCCCAGAGGGGTTTGCGTGGCAACTCATTCGTCGCCATCGAGTTTGAGACTCGAGGCCCGAACAAGGGTAAGGTCAAGGCGCTTTGGCCGATTGACACGGGTAAAGTTGAGGTTTGGGTTGATGACGAGGGGCTCGTCAGCACTCGAAACAAAATCTGGTATGTCGTCACTGTGGGTGGTGAGCGGCGCCGGCTTGATCCCGACGAGGTGCTGCATCTTAAGGGGTTGACAGTTGACGGCATCGTGGGGGTCAACCCCATCGACTACCTGCGGTTTTTGGTGGAGAGCGGCGCCGGCGCCACGAGGTACCTGCATCACTTTTACAAGCATGGACTGCAGACTCGGGGCATCATCCACTATGTTGGCGACCTTAACGAGGAGGCCAAGCGGCGGTTTCGAGAGCGTTTTGAAGAGATGGCGAGTGGTTTGAAAAACGCCCACCGGATTAGCTTGCTCCCGGTGGGTTTTCAGTTTCAGCCGCTGCAGCTTTCGATGACCGATGCCCAGTTCCTCGAAAACACGCAGCTTACGATTCGTCAGATCGCTAACGTGTTTGGCATCAAGATGCATCAGCTCAACGATTTGAGCAGGGCGACGCACACGAACATCGAGGAGCAGCAGAAGCAGTTTTACGCTGACACCTTGCAAGCCATTCTGACGGGGTATGAGCAAGAGATTGCGGCTAAGCTGCTGCTCGAGTCGGAGCTGCGAGAAGGTTACTACGTCAAGTGGAACGTTGATTCCATCGTCCGCAGCGACATCAAGACCCGGTACGAAGCGTACCGGGTGGGCATCCAGGGCGGTTTTCTGACGCCGAATGAAGTGCGGGCCCTGGAGGAGCTGCCCGCTTATGAAGGTGGAGATGCAATCCTCGTCAACGGCGCTATGCGGACGTTGGACGAGGTGGTAAGGGGGGCAGGTAATGGGGCGACGTAAGTTTTGGGAGTTTCGAGCCCAGGCAGACAACCCGAAGGTCGGCGAGCTGCTGCTTTACGGCGAGATCAGTGAAGTCAGCTGGTGGGGCGACGAAGTGACCCCTAAGCAGTTTCGCGAGGAGCTCGAGGCGCTCGGCAACATCGAAGAACTGCGCGTGTACATCAACAGTCCCGGCGGCGATGTGTTCGCCGGCCAGGCAATTCTGTCGATGCTGAAACGCCACGGCGCCCGCAAGGTTGTATACATTGACGGGCTGGCAGCGTCGTCGGCAAGCATCGTGGCCATGGCAGGAGACGTCATCCGGATGCCGCGAAACGCCATGATGATGATCCACAACGTGTGGACCATCGTTGCCGGAGATGCTAACGAGCTGCGGGAAGTCGCGGACGCGCTGGACAGGATCACGGAGTCAGTTGTCGCCGCCTACGAGGAGAAGACCGGGCTCGACCGCGACGAGATCAAGCGCATGATGGACGCGGAGACGTGGATGACGGCAGAAGAGGCCGTTGAGTTGGGCTTTGCTGATGAGATCGAGGAGTCTCGAGCGGTTGCCGCTTCGATCCGGGGCGACACGCTCGTGGTGAACGGGCGGGAGGTGCCGCTCTCCCGGTTTAAAAACCCGCCCAAGTTGCTGGTGGTGCCGGGCAATGACGAACCGCCACAACCGGAGCTCCGGAGCGAAAGGGGGGACCCGGATGCGGAGCGTGAGCGCCGGTTAAAGTTGCTGTCACTGGAACTAGAGCTGCTGTCGGGCAGCTCCTTTTGATTCTCGGGAAGCATCAAGGCTACAAGGAGGATGATGAAGGTGAAGAAGCAGATGCGTGAACTTCTGGCCAAGCTGCGCGAGGCTGAGAATAACGTCCGCGCCGCTATCGCCGAAGAGAACGACGAACTGGCCGCCAAGGCCATGGAGGATGTGCGGAAGATCCGGGTCCGCATCGAGGCGCTTAAGGAGCTCGAAAGTTCTGAGCCCGAGGGCGGCGTCCGGCTGGGGGACGATGGCGACGAGCCGCCCAGCAAGGACGAACAGAAGCTGGCCCAGGAGTACAAGCGGTTATTTCTGAAGGCTATCCGGCGGCAGCGGATTTCGCCTGCCGAAGCGTCCATTATCCGCGAGTTCCGCAACGTGATGCATGAGGGCGGCGTCTCCACTGACACGGACGGCGACTCTTCGCTCATCGTGCCGCAGGACATCCAGACCAACATCAATGCCATCATGCGGGAGCTAAACGATCTCACGCAGTACGTCCGGCAGGAGCGGACTCGGACCCTCTCCGGCCGTCGCGTCCTGGAGGCCGACGAGGACATGGTCCCGATGGCGCCAGTGGACGAGTACGGCGAGATTCAGGCGATGGACAACCCGAAGTTCGTGCCGGTCGAGTACACGCTGCGCAAGCGGGCCGGGTTCCTGCCGCTGACCAGCGAGTTGTTGCAGGACACGGATCAGAACATCCTGGCCTACGTCCAGGACTGGATTGCCCGCAAGGTCGTGGT